GCGCTTCGTCCTCGTACGAGTTTCCGTTCAACTACGCCCGCCTCCGTGAGCGTCGCCTGGAGCTGAATCGATACGTGCTTGAGCTGCACGTGCGTCGGGAGCCGATGCACAAGTCGGTCTACGAGGTCGCGGGTCTGCTTGCGCAACTTGAAGACGCTCCCCAAGTGCCGTTCGAAGTGGGCGAGATCGCCAACCTGACCCCCGAGCGACTAGAGACCATGAGAGATGCCGTGGCGAAGCTGTCCGGAAGCGCCGATTCCATCCGCGGCCTTGGTGAGAATCCGTGGCGTGGGTCGGTCCTTGACGGTCAGTCGCTCGAGGTTCGACGCATCACACGAGAGCGCCTGTCGACCGCCCGCGCCGAGTTCTCGCGAACAATCGCGGCGGGGCGAGATCTCGCAGCGGCCCTCGGCCTTGACGGGACGGAACTGACGCATACGAGACTGAGCTGGATGGCGGAGACTGCCTCGGCGCTCGCCGAGGGACCTGACTTCATGGGCGCGTGGCTTGCGCCGGGAAGGCCAGAGGAATTGATCCGCGTGGCGGGCTCGGCCTCAGAGCAGCATGACGCGGCCAAAGCCGAAAGCGGCGTCGTCGGCGAAGTCTTCTCCGATGCGCTGCTGCAGTATGACCTTGACGGCCTTGCTGACCGCCTTCGTGGCCAGTACCACTCCTGGATCGCACGGATGGGGGGCAAGTACCGCGAGGAATGCCGAGCCCTCGCGGCGTTCACGACGACGGGCAAGAAGCCGAGCTTCCCTGAGCTGTCGCGAGTTGTGCCCATCGCCATTGCGCTGCGCGAGCGACAAGCGCGAATCGCTTCAGACGACTCGCACCTGCGTGAGGAGTTCGGTCAATGGTACGCGGGGTTCGAGACAGATTGGCCGTCACTTCAGGTTGCTCTGGAATGGGCGAAGCAGATGGCGGCCTCCTTTGCCGGTGAACCCCCGGAGGCTTTCAGACTGCGCGTTGGTGAACTCCTGTCGGATCGCGACTCCCTGCGGGCTCTGGCTCGCGATGCCGGTCAGGCATTGGCAACTGCACGAGAAGCTATCAAGGAGATGGCGGCTTGGTTTGCTGGAGACGCCCCCTCGCTGCGTGCGCAGAGCTTCGAAGAGCCCGTGTCCTTCGAGACGCTGGTCGCGGAAGTCGACCGCCTGGACGCATCCATCGATGGACTGTCCTCATGGACCCGCCTGTCGCGAGCTACTCAGTTGTGCATGGGCGCAGGGCTCGGTGACCCCGGCCCTCTGCTCGAGGCAACTCCGGTTCCTGGGGACAAGTACGTCGATGCGCTGACCCGCCGGGTCCTGACCCTCTGGCTGGACAACTGGATTGGCACCGTCCCGGTGCTGCGTGACTTCGAATCGACATCGCACGCACACCTCATCGACGACTTTCGCACCCTCGACGGCGAGCTCCAGAACGCAGCTCGCCGCGCTCTGCGGTGGCGTTTGGCCGAGCGTCGCCCCCATCCCTCCGCCGCGCCGGTGAACCTGGCAAGCTCGCAGCCGGCGTTGTTGATGAAGGAAGCGAAGAAGAAGCGACGCCACAAGCCTCTTCGGCGGCTGTTCGCGGAGATTCCCGATCTGCTCGTGACCCTGAAACCATGCTTGATGATGAGCCCCTTGTCGGTCGGCCAATTCCTGCCGCTTGAATCAGCGCGTTTCGATGCCGTTGTGTTCGACGAGGCATCCCAAGTCAAGCCTGAGGATGCGGTCGGGACCATCATGCGCGGCAGACAAGTCATCGTCGTCGGGGACAGCAAGCAGCTGCCTCCAACGACCTTCTTCGATGTCTCAATGGCAGAGGAGTTCGACGAAGACGACTACTACGACGACGACACAGGTGCCTTCGAGAGCATCCTCGATCTGTGCGGAACGGGGTGGCTTCCGGAGCGCATGCTGCTATGGCACTACCGCTCGCGGCGCGAGGGCCTGATCGCGTTCTCGAACGCCTTTCTCTACGACAATCGACTGGTGACATTCCCGGCGCCCGACGATGGAGCGGGCACGGGGGTCGAGTTTCGGCATGTTGCCGGGGGCATCTACGATCGCAGTCGGTCGCGCACGAATGCGCGCGAGGTCCAGGAGGTTCTCGAAATCGTCCGACTGCATGCGGTGACATGCCCTGAGAAGTCGCTTGGCGTCGTTACCTTCAGCCAGGCCCAGATGACCGCAATCGACACCGCGCTGTGGCGTCTCCGCGGCGAAGATCCCACGCTGGAGGCATTCTTCGGCAACACGCAGGTCGAACCGTTCTTCGTCAAGAACCTCGAGAACGTTCAAGGCGACGAGAGAGATGTGATGGTCTTCAGCGTCGGCTACGGAAGGGACGCTGCTGGCAAGCTGACGATGAACTTCGGCCCTCTGAACAATCGCGGTGGGGAGAGGCGGCTCAACGTGGCCGTCACGCGCGCTCGCGAGCGGGTGATCGTGGTCTCCTCCATCCGTGGGGCGGATATCGACACCGCCCGCACCCAGGCTGAAGGGGTGCGCTTCCTGAAGCACTACCTCGACTACGCCGAGCGCGGGGTCGAAGCGCTCGACGCAGTTTGCGCCTCAGAACTCGACGCTGAGTTCGAATCCGTCTTCGAGGAGCAGGTTGGGCTCAGGCTCGAGTCCATGGGCTACACGGTGAGACGGCAGGTCGGGTGCTCCGGCTATCGCATCGACCTGGCCGTTGTTCATCCGTCGAGACCAGGTCAGTTCGCGCTTGGAATCGAGTGCGACGGCTCGATGTATCACAGCGCAGCTACAGCGCGCGAACGAGATCGCCTTCGGGAACAGGTTCTGAGACAGCGCGGCTGGAAGCTCCATAGGATCTGGAGCACGGACTGGTTCAGAGAGAGATCCCGGGAGGTTGAGAGGCTGACTGAGGCGGTTGAGGCCGCGATTGCTTCACCTGAGGTGACCGCGCTGGTCGAGAGAGAGCGCCCTGAGCCGAAGGTGGCGGAGGAGGTGCACACCGTTCCGGATGAGTTCGAGGATCAACAAGTTGCTTTGGCCGAACACACCTCCACGGTGACATTGCCATATGCGGCCTGCGCTCCCCCGCCCCAGCGGTCCGACTTCTACACGGCGATGAGTGCCGTGAGGGGAATCCTCATCACAGTTGTGGCGGCTGAGGGACCCATCCACATTGACGTCGCCACACGTCGTGTCGCGTCCGCGTGGGGCATCGCGCGTGCAGGCCACGTGGTTCAGGGCGTGGTTCGTTCTGCCGTAGCCTCCGCGGTCCGGGCGGGCGCGATCGCTTCTCGCGGGGACTTTCTCTATTCGAGTGGGGCACATCAGATTGATGTCCGCAGAAACACTCCAGGCGGTGTGTGCCGCAAGGCAAGAGAGATTGCACCGGAGGAGATCGCCAAGGCGGCGCTGCTCGTCTTGCAGGACCACCTAAGACTGTCCAGGGACGACCTGGCCGTCGCGACAGCGAGAGCCTTCGGTTTCGAGCGCACGGGGTCGGACGTGCGAAGTGCGATGCTGGATGGCATTCAGCACCTCGTTCGCAGCGGCGCCGCAGCCGAGGCAAACGGAGACGTCGTTCTCGTCTAGCTTGCCGTCGCCGAGCAGTGACCGAGTGGCGAAGATGGCCGCGCCTCCCCTTCAAGGCAGTCCTTAGACTCCCCCTAGACAGCCGACGGGCTCAAAACGGGGCCGCACCCGCGGCCGGGGCAAGGGGCCTCCACCCAGAGGCAGCCGACGGGCTCAAAGCGGGCACCCGAAGCGACCACTGGATGGGAGGCTCAAGCCTTATGAGCGTCGATGCGTTCAAGCCCGAGATCTGGAGCCAGGAGCTCCGCGCCGCCTACGAGAAGGCGCTCGTCTTCGTATCCCTCTGCAACCGGGACTACGAGGGCGAGATCGCCAAGGCCGGCGACATCGTCCACATCAACACCATCGGCGACCCGACCGTCGCCGACTACGTGCCCGGGACCACGCAGATCTCGGCCGAGGAGCTGGCGACCAGCGACCAGACGCTGCTCATCGACCAGTGCAAGTACTTCGCTTTCAAGGTCGACGACGTCGACAAGCGTCAGGCCGCCGGTGAGATCCTGACCAAGGGCATGCAGCGCTCCGCCTACAAGATGAAGGACGCGGCCGACCAGTACGTGGCCGGCCTCTACGTCGGCGCCCACGCCACCAACGTCATCGACACCGTCCACATCCTTGACGGCGACGCCGCCTACGAGCAGCTCATCGACCCGGGCGTGCTCCTCGACGAGGCCAACGTCTCCGAGGAGGGGCGCAACTGCATAGCGCCGCCGTGGTTCTTCGGCCTGCTCGTGACCAGCAAGTACGCGACCAACGCCGCCTTCCAGGCCGCCAACGCCGCGATCCAGAGCGGCCAGATCGGGCAGATCGCCGGCTTCATGATGCACAAGTCCAACAACGTGAAGGTCATCACCGGCGACGACTACGCCGTCATGGCCCTGACCTCGGATGCGATCAGCTTCGCCGATCAGCTCAACGAGACCGAGGCGCTGCGCATGGAGAAGGAGTTCGCGGACGTCGTCCGCGGCCTGCACCTCTACGGCGCCAAGGTGGTCGAGNNGAGCCCAAGGCCATGGCCGTGCTGAAGGCGAGCAAGACCACCGTCGCCTGACTCCCAGACCCGAGCTAGCGATGAGCCGGGGCGGGGAGCTGGAGTGCTTCCTCGCCCCGGCTCTCTCATGAAGGAGAGAGCCTCATGGCGAAGGCCAGCGAGAAGACCAGCACCCTGACCGTGCGCGGCGAAGGCGGCGCCGTCTGGGAGGTCGACGACACCGGCGCGATCCGCGAACTGATCGACGCTGGACGCCTTGCGCTCGTAAAGGGCGCGAGGCAGACGACACGCAGGGCGACGGAGCCTGAGGCGCCGCCGATGAGCAATGACGCCGCGACCAGCGCTGCTACCGACCCCGACGCGGGGGACTGACCTGTGCCCTGGTACGTGCTGCCGCACACCGACGGCCACCGCATCTGGTTCGACCATGAGCGCCCCGACCTCGAGAAGGTCGGGGAGCCGACGCCGGGTGCGAAGCCGACTGACAAGAAGACCGAGCCCAAGGCCGCCAAGCCCGAGTGATGACGCCTGCCTACGCGACAACCGCCGACCTTGCCGCCTGGCTCAGAACCGACGCGCCTGAAGACTCAGAGCGCCTGCTGCGCCGCGCCTCGGAGCTGCTCGACGCCACGGTCTACGGCGCCTACGCGGTTGATGCCGCGACGGGCCTGCCGGCGGATCCCGACACTGGTGCCGCCCTGCGCGACGCCGCCTGCGCCCAGGTGGAGTTCTGGATCGAGGTCGGCGAGGCGCACGACCTCGACGGCGGCGCTGGTAGCCAGGTGAGTATCGGCGGCCTTTCGATGCAGCGCCCCGGCAGGCTCTCGGGTCGGGCGCTCGACCTGCTGCGCACCGCCGGCCTCATGAACCCGTGGAGGAGCACGTGATCCCCAGCGCCCTTCTCAGGCAGAGCCTCACCATCCGGCCGCGCGCCGGTGAAGGAGCGAACGGGCCCGTCTACGGCGAACCGGTCACCTACCATGCCCGGATTGAGCCCAAGCGCCGCCAGGTGCGCGACGCCGGCGGCGAGGTCGTCATCAGTGACGCGGTGGCCTGGCTTCGGCCTGGTGCGTCTGTCGCGGTCGGCGACCAGGCGACCGTGTTCGGCCGGATCCTCGCGGTGCTTGCGGTCGCGGAGATCCAAGGCCTCTGCCGTACCGAGTTCCTCGAGGTCACGATCGGTGAGTCCGGCGGCACCGGCAGGCCCAGGTGAGGCTGCCGGGACTCATCGTGCGCCGCGACGACCGCGCCGAGGCCAAGGCCCGGGTGCACGCCGCCGCGGCCGAGGCACTCGAGGACGCCGCGAGTGAGCTGCTCCAGGTGGCCAACCAGACGGTCCCCAAGGAAGAGGGCATCCTCGAAGGCTCGGGCGAGGTCAGCGTCGACGCGGCGGCGCTCAAGGCGCAGGTGAGCTACGGCGGCGAGGCCGAGGCCTACGCCGTGAAGCAGCACGAGGACGTGACGCTCACCCACGACGGCGGCCGCCGCGCCAAATGGCTCGAGCTGGCGGCCAAGGAGAACGCCGCCCGGCTCGGCTTCACTATCTCGGTCGGCGTCAAGGAGCGGCTCGGATGATCTCGCGCGCGCTTGCCAGGTGGCTCGACGCCCATGAGCTCGCCGTCTATCGCGAAGGCGCCGGCGGCGACTGCTTCCTCGAGCACCTGCCCGATGCACCGGACGAGGCGGTACAGATCTTCTCCACGGGTGGCAACCCGCTGCCGGCGGCCGCGACCCGGGGCTATGACGAGCCCACCCTGCAGCTCATGCTGCGCGGCGCGCCGGGCGACCCGCAGGCGCCGCTCGCTCGCGCCTGGTCCGCCTATGCCGCCCTCCAAGGCCTGCGCTACGTGACCCTCGACGAGGGCGGCGCGGACGAGGTCTTCCTCATCGTCTGCACCTCGCCGCAGACGGCGCCTGCAAACGCCGGCACCGATGAGAAGGGCCGCTACCGCTTCACGCTCAACTTCGCCCTGCACGTCAGGGCGCTGACCGAACACCGCGACTGAAACCGGAGGGAAGCAACGCCATGACAGGGACGCCCACCAAGGTCCTCTCGAGGGACTTCAAGATATCCGTGAACACCGGCACCGAGGCGGTGCCGGCCTGGACCCAGATCATGGGGCTCGGCGACGACGGCATCGCCATCAGCCCGTCCAGCTCCGACGTCGACTTCTCGGACGCGAACGACGGCGGCTGGGAGAAGCCGGTGATCATCAAGCGCGGCTACTCGGTGGCGCTCAAGGGCGACCGCATGGAGGCCACCGACGGCACCCGCGACCCGGGACAGGCGGCGGTCGAGGCCGTCCAGGATGAGATGGGCCTCGACGGCCTGCTGCAGTTCAAGATCGCCAGCCCGGCGACCACTCCCGAGACGCTAACCTTCAAGGCCTCGGTCGAGGCGACGCCCTTCGGCGGCTCCGACAAGTCGTCCTGGGAGGCCTCACTCAAGGTCTACGGCCAGATCGTGAGGGCGTGACCGTGACCGGCAAGTACATCGACTTCGACGCCGCCCTCTCCGAGGCCGACGAGCAGCCGGTCGTCGTGCGCTACCTGGGACGCGAGTGGGAGCTGTTCAGCTCGCTGCCGGCCAAGCCGGTGATGAAGCTGCTGCGCCTGCGCGCCGAGGGCCGCGGCGAGGACGAGCTCGAGCAGTCCGAGATGGTCGCCTTCATGACCGAGATGGTGCCCGAGGCCGTGCTCGAAGCGTGGCTCGATGGCGGCCTCACGATCAGTCAGATGGCGCAGCTGCTGAAGGCCATCGTCGGCGCCTACCGAGGCGTGGACGAAGAGCTCGAGGACGAACCGGGGGAAGCGCCGGGCCCCGAAGCGGGGCCTGCGCCTTCCTCGAGCACTGGACCGCGGTAGAGGCCGACTTTGCCCGCGAGTACCAGATGGACGTCCTTGCCGAAGTGCGGGCCGGCATGAGCTGGCGCCGCTTCAACGCGCTGCTCTCCGGGCTCTCGCCGCACGCCGTCTACCGCCTGGTGCAGCGGCAGGCGGGCCGCGCGCAGCGCATCTCCGGCGCCGATGCGCCGAGCTTCTTCGCCTCGTTCCCTAGGGCCGGTGAGTGATGGGCCTGACCGTCGCCGAGCTGGTCGCCACCCTGGGCGCCGATGCCACCGACTTCGACCAGGGCCTCGACGGCCTGCTCGGCAAGTTCGGTCCCGTAGGCGCCGCGGCGACCGCTGCGGCAGCGGTCGCGGTCGCGGCGATCGCCGCCATCGGCGTGGCGGTCATCCACTACGGTGGTCAGTTCGACGAGGCCTTCGACTCGATCCGCATCGGCACCGGCGCGACGGGGAAGGCGCTGGCCGGGCTCCAGGACGACTTCAAGGCCGTGGTCTCCTCCGTGCCTACCGACTTCGCCTCGGCCAGTTCCGCGATCACGGAGCTGAACCGTCGGCTTGGAGTCACCGGTGAGCCGCTGCAGACGCTCTCCGAGCAGTTCCTCGAACTGTCCCGGCTCACCGGCAGCGACGTCGCCGAGAACGTGCGCCTCGGCACGCGCCTCTTCGGGGACTGGTCGATCGCCGCCAAGGATCAGTCGGGCGCCCTCGACATGCTCTTTCGCGCGACGCAGCAGTCGGGCATCGGCATGGGCGACCTCATGCAGACGGTGGTCGAGTTCGGCGCGCCGCTACGCAACATGGGCTTCGGCTTCACCGACTCGATCGCCATGCTCGCCAAGTGGGAGCGCGAGGGCGTGAACACGAGCACCGTGCTCACGGGCATGAAGTTCGCCCTCAAGACCTTCGCGCGTGAAGGCCTCGACCCGCAGAACGCGCTGCCGAAGTACATCGAGAAGATCAAGGCGGCGCGCACCGCGACCGACGCGATGGCGATCGGCGCCGAGGTCTTCGGCCTGCGCGCCGGGCCCGACATGGTCGCCGCCATCCGCGAGGGGCGCTTCGAGTACGCGGACTTCGCCAAGGCGATCGCCGGCGGCCGCGACACGATTGCCAAGGCGGGGGCGGACACGAACGACTGGCGCGAGTCGCTCACGCTGCTCAAGAACAAGGCGCTTGTCGCCCTCGAGCCTGCGCTCTCGGCGGCCTTCGGGGCGCTCTCGGACGGCGTCGACGCGGCGAGCAAGGCGCTGACCAGCGACAAGGCCAAGGGCATCTTCGCCGGCATTGGCGACGCCGCCGGGATGGTCAAGGACAAGGTCGCCGCGGCCTTCCGCGCCGTAGCGCCCATTATCGGCCCGGTCATCGCTGACTGGGTGAAGACGACGCGCGTGCTCATGGCCCGGCTCGCGCCGATCGTGCGCGCCGTCTTTCGCGCCATCGTCCAGGTCGCGCAGTGGGCCTGGCCGGTCATCAAGGACATCGTCCTCGGCGCGCTCAACGTCATCGCCGGCGTCATGCGCCTCGTCATGGCCTTGATGCGCGGCGACTGGAGCGGCGCCTGGAAGGCCATCCAGCAGATCGTGAAGGGAGCGATGCGCGTCGTCTCCGCGGTCATCCGCTCCCTGGCCGCCTCGGCGAAGGCGATCCTGGCCGCCGCCTGGAACGCGCTCAAGGCGCTCACCGCGGCCGCGTGGAGCGGCATCGTCGGCGCCGTGAAGAGCGGCGCGGACCGCGCGGTGTCGTTCGTCGCCTCGCTCCCGGGCCGCATCGTCTCGGCAGTCGGCAGCCTCGCCGGCCTGCTCTACAACGCCGGCGCCGAGCTCATCGGCGGGCTGATCCGCGGCATCGAGGACAAGCTCAGCGCCCTCTGGGGCAAGGTCTCGAGCATCGCCGGCAGGATTCGCGACCTCAAAGGCCCGCTCGACTACGACCGCGTGCTGCTCCGCCCCGCCGGCCAGGCGATCATGGCCGGGCTCGTCCGGGGCATCGACGAGGGCACGGGCAGCCTGGAGCGCAAGCTCGGCGAGGTCACACGCTCGATCGGCGTGAGCCCTTCGCTGCGCGTCGACTCGGCGCTTGCAGCGGCCGGCGCACCTGGCCGCGCCGCGCAGCGGGCCTCGGTCGTCCACGAGCACTACCACGTCCACATGCCCGGCGGCTCGGTGCTCGTTGGGACACTCGACGAGGCCGCCCGCGTCCTCAGTCCGCACGTCACCCGCCACCAGATGCGTGTCGCCGCCCGCCAAGGGAGGGGTCGCTGATGCCGGCCATCTGCACGCTCGACGGCCTCGACCTCAACGACCGCGTCCTGTTCTTCTTGCTCAAGGGCTTCGATCCCGGCGAGAACCCACCGACCTTCGATGAGCACGTGAAGTACAACGGCACCCTCTCGGTGCGTAACGTGAGCCGCGCCAGGGTCGTGGAGGCTACGCTGCCCCTCGACGTCCGTGGCTCGAGCGAGGCCGTGATGCTGGCCGGCGTCGAGCTGGTCAACGTCAAGCTCCGCCTCTGCACCTTCGCAACGCCGAGAACGCTGGTCGTCGGCAGCGCCAGCTACCAGATCATCGATAGTGCCGAGGCGAGGCCGGTCCATGACGAGCTGTACGACCTGCACGTCGCCCGCCTCAGCCTGGCCCTGAACAGGCTGCCATGAGCGCTCCGACCGTCACCGGCATCGACCCCGCCTCGGGCCCCGCCGGCACCCTCGTCACCATCACGGGGACGGGGTTCACCGAGGACACGCTGGCCGTCCTCTTCGGGGCCGTCCCGGCGGGCTCGCGCTTCACCGTCGTGAGCGATACGCAGGTCGTCGCCTACGTACCCGTGGCCGTGGGCACGGTGCACGTCAGCGTGGTCACGCCAGCGGGCACCAGCGCCGCCTCAAGCGCCGACCAGTACACGGTGAGCCCCTACGTCGGCCCACCCGGCGGTGGTGGTGGGGACGCCCCCACGGTGGCCTCCGTGGCCCCCAGCGCGGCCAACGACAACGACGGCGGCGACGCCGTGACCATCCGCGGGACCAGCTTCGCAACTACGCAGGCGGTTCGCTTCGGCCTGCAGGACAGCGCCCCGCAGGCGACGTTCGCCGTGGTCAGTGATACCGAGCTGGCCGTGACCACACCGCCCGGCTCGGATGTGGTCGATGTCATCGTCGTGAACAGCTACGGCGAAAGCGCCGCGACGGAGGCCGACCAGTTCACCTACCCGGACCTGCCGGCGCCCACGGTCAGCGCCGTGACGCCGGCCGGCGGCTATGCGAACAGCAAGGTGACGATCACCGGCAGCGGCTTCGCTGAGGCCAGCGCCGTCGTCTTCGGCGAGGAGGCCGCGCCCTTCACCGCCGAGTCCGACACGACCATCGTCGCCTTCGCCCCAGAGGGCAGCGGCACCGTCCACGTGACCGTCGACAATGCGGGCGGCGCCAGCGCCTCGAGCAGCGCCGACCAGTTCACCTACGGCGCTGGCGGCTTGCCGCGCACCACCGCGCTCAACGTGCAGCCGAACGGCTACGCCGGCTGGGCGCAGGGCAACGTGACCGTCACCCTGATCGCCGATCCGAACGGCGGCTACGGCGTCGCCAAGACCTACTACACGGTCGACAACGGCGGCATCACGCAGTACGCGGGGCCCTTCGTCGTCGCTGGGGCCGGCAGCCATCTGGTGCGCTGGTGGAGCGTCGACCTGCGCGGCAATGTCGAGCCCTCGCAGAGCAGCTACGTCAACATCCTCAGCTCCTCGGCGGTGCCGACCGGCCTGACCGCCGTGGCCATCGGGACCGACGCGGTCCTGCTGAGCTGGGATGCCCTGGTGAGCGCGACCCCGGTGTCCTACAAGGTCTACGCCGGGGTGACGGCTGCGCCGGCCACGCTGATCGCGTCCACGGTCGCCAACGTGCGCAGCGTCGTCCAGCTCGCCGCAGACGGCCCGCACTACTACGCCGTGTCCTCGGTCGACGTGAGCGGCGTCGAGTCGACCAAGTGCACCCCGGTCGGCCCGGTCACCGCGAGCGCGGTCACGGTCCCGGACGGCTCACTCGGCATCACCAAGTTCGCCAGCAGCATCGTCCCGCCGCGCATAGTCTCGTCGCTGCCGACGCTCCCCGATGCGGCGTACCCGGCCGGCTCGCTCGTCTTCCTGACCACGGACGGAAAGCTCTACAGCACCGCGAACGGGACGGCGTGGAGCAACGTCGTCAACGCCGCCGACCTCGACGGCACCATCGGGGCCGACCAGCTCGGCGACGGGGCGATCACCGTAAGCAAGTTCGCGCCCGGCATCACCACTCTGCAGACGGTGACCAGCCTGCCGGCGCTGCCCGATCCGAGCTACCCCGCCGGCACCGCCGTGTTCGTCCCCGCCGAGGGGCGCATCTATCGGGCCGAGGTCGCCGCCGACCGCGTCCCTACGATGGCCTCGAACACCTCGCCGGGCGGCGTTGCCTCGGCGTCGAGCGAGAACAGCGCCGCCTACGCGGCGTGGAAGGCGTTCGACAAGAGCGCCGCCAGCGCGTGGCTGAGCGCCTTGTCAGACCCCGCTCCGTGGACCCTCGGCTACCAGTTCGTCACGGCTCAGGTCGTCACCCTCTACACCCTCACGGCCCACGACGACGCCACCCGCAACCCGACGTCGTGGACGCTCGAGGGATCGAGTGACGGCACCGACTGGACCATCCTCGACACGCAGGCGAACGTCGCCGACTGGGCCGCGGGAGAGCGCCGCGACTACGCGGTCGCGAACGAGACGCCGTACACCACCTACCGCCTCAACGTCTCGGCCTCCAGCGGAGGCACCTACTGCGCGATCCGGGCGTTCGAGATGATGGGCTACGAGTCCGCCAGCGCCGCGGCCACGCTCATCGACATCGACGATCTCACCGCCGCGCTGCAGGAGAAGCTCATCCCCAGCGGCCTCATCTGTCAGTGGGAGGGGGCGGTCGTCGACATCCCCGCCGGCTGGCACCTCGCTGACGGCTCCGTGCAGGGTGGCCGCACGCTGCCCGACCTGCGCGACAAGTTCGTGGTCGGCGCGGGCGGCGCCTACGCGAAGGGTGCGACCGGCGGCGAGGCCACCCACGCGCTGACCACCAGCGAGATACCGTCCCACGCCCACGCCATCGACCACGACCACGCCTCGGCCACGTCGGGCAACGACAACAGCGACCACACCCACTCGGGCACCAGTTCCACCGTGAGCAGCGACCACAGCCACAGTGGCACGACCGGCGGCCAGAGCGTGTCGCACAGCCATGACCAAGGAAGCCATCGCCACGCAGCCACCGTGCCCGTCGTCAGGGCGAACGCCGCAGGGACTGTGTCAGCGACGGGCCGCTGGGGCACTGGGGCTTCGCGAGAAGTCTCCGCCGGAGACTACGTTGCCGACTTCGCCTCGCCGGGCAATACCGGCGCGGCAAACCAAGACCACAGTCACGGGTTCACCACCGGCGGCATCAGCGCCAACCACACCCACACGCTGACCACGGGGGGCAGGAGCGCCTACCACCAGCACGTCGTTGACCTGCCCAACTACGTCGGTGCTTCGGGGGCCTTCGGTGGGGCCGGCTCGCCCGTCCACAACAATCTCCCGCCGTACTACGCCCTCGCCTACATCGTGAAGCTGTGAGGCACGGATGACCGACCCGCTCATCTGGCTCCCGGCGGGGGCCACCAACGACATCTTCGCCGGCACTATCTACGCCGGCCAGATCGCCGCCGGGGCGATCGACGCTACCGCCATCGCGGCCGGCGCGATCACCACCGAGAAGCTCGCCGCCGGGGCGGTCGTTGCCGGCAGCATCGCGTCCCAGGCCATCACGGCAGCGAAGCTCGCAGCAGGCGCGGTCACGGCCGCCAGCATCGCCGCCGACTGCATCACCGCCGGCCAGATCGCGGCGGGCGCCATCGGGGCTGACGAGATCGCCGCCGGGGCCATAACGGCCCAGAAGATCGCCGCCGGGACCATCACGGCGGACAGGATCCAGGTCGGCAGCATCACCAACGGCCAGATCGCGCCGGGCACCATCACATCCGACCTCCTCGCCGCAGGGGCGGTCACGGCGGGCAAGATCGCAGCGGGGGCAATCACCGCCGACAAGATCGCGGCCGGCTCCATCACCGGGGCGCAGATCGCCGCGTCGGTGTCGCTCTCCGCGCCCAACATCACGGGCGGCAACATCAGCGGCGTCACCATCACCGGCACGGCTATCAACGGCGGCACCATCACGGGCGGCATCCTCCAGACCCGAGCCGAGGGGGCGAGCTCTTGGGTTTCCCGCATCGTCATCGACGGCGTGAACGACTGGGAGCGCATCAGGTTCGAGAGCGGCAGTCCCTACGAGATGTTCCCCTCCTCCATCTTCTCGGGGTACTCCGGTGCTGACGTGGTGCTGTCCATCTGGGGACCGCTCTCCAACTACTCCGGCGGCGGCATCTGGCCGCAGCCATCCATCGAGCTACGCGGCCTGTCTAGCGGCTCGACGCGCATCTCCATCGACACAGAGAGCGTCGAAGTGACCGGCAACCTGAGGGCAGCCAAGCTGTCGGCCAACTGCCCGTGGGGTGGCGCGACGAGCGACGACGGCGTGTGGATTCAGGACTCCGGCTCTACGGGCTACCGCATGAAGCTCTACTTCGACAACGGCGCCGGGGCCAACGGGCGACTGTACGTCTGCCGCAGCGGTCAGCGCCACTACATCAACGCAGACGGCACCTTCTAGGAGGCCTCTATGGCTGACGCCAACGCCATCATCCGAAACCTTGGCGCGCAGGTCGCCCAACTGACCGTGGACAAAGCAATCCTTGAAGCCGAGGTGGCCGAACTGCGCGCGCAGATCAACTACACCGGCATCAGCGAGGTAGGCGTGGTCGAGGAGGGCCCCGCGTGACCTTCACCACGCTCAAAGACGGCGGCCTGTCGGTCAGGGTCGGGGGCGTTGAGCGCGAGGCCGACGTGACAGGCCTCACCTGGGAGAGCACCAACCTCGGGGACGGCGGCGCCGACTTCTCGCTCCCGGTGAGCGACCCCTACCATCCGCAAGCCGAATACCCCGAGCTGCTGCACGGGGCCCCGGTCGCCGTCACCCACACCCTAGACGGCGTGACCACGAAGCTCTACAACGGCTTCGTCCTCAGCGATCCCCGTAGCGGCTACGCCGGGGAGGTCGCCCGCGTGGACGTGAGCTGCGGCGGGGCGCTCGAGGTAGCCAAGGGGCGCTCGGACATGGGCTTCATCTTCACCGAGGCCGACACCGCCCAGTGGTTCGCGAACAAGCGCAGCCCCAAGTGCTACGCCTTCGACAACAGCGGCCGAGTTGCCATCACGACCGCCGACGACGTGAAGGTCAAGCACGACGTCGCCGGCATGATCGGAGCGGTCGCCTACAACGGCGCGACCCACCTGCTCGGCGTGATGAACGGCTGGAAGCGCATCACCGGGACGGCGAGCTGGGATCTGCGCGACCACATGAACGCGGCCCTCCTCTGGTGGCCGGCGTACAAGGTCGGCCTCGACGCCTCCGACTACCACGTCATCCACCAGTGGAGCGCGAACGGCAAGGCCAAGAACAAGGCGTTCGACTACGTCTTCGGCGGGGCCGGCGGGGCCGGCTACGTGGCGCTCGCCATGTGGTCGAACAAGAGGGGCGGCACCAAGACGACGGACGAGCGCTTCATCGAGCTCGAGGACTGCGTCCTCTACACGGACGTCGTGCAGAAGCGTGTCGACCAAGGGATGCTCGCCATCGCGCAGCTCCTAGGCCTCTCGCCCGGCGGCTACGACACTGCGCCCATCGGCAACCTCATGAAGGGCCTCGTCGTGCGCCCGGCTACGGACCCGGCGTCGGCGCTGGCGGGCCTCTCCGCCCAGGCTGACCAACTGGTCGAGTGGGGCTACTTCCGCGAGGTCTTCCGCGCCAAGCCGATGCTCACCGACCCATCGGCGATCCGCGCCCTGCCGACCTGCTACCGGGTCGACGCCGATGACCCCGACATCACGTGGGAACCGAGGCAGCACCCGGAGGCCGGCATCGCCCGCGCCGTGCGCCTCATCTACGGCCACACGGGCGCGTCCATCTGGCCGCCCGGCTCGCCGGCCTCGGTGATCGCGCCGGCCGACCCCGGCTGGAGGAGCGGGGCGCCGTTCATGGGCGTGACGAGCCCGGTCCTGACGGTCGACTTCTCGTCCCACAGCTACGCCGAGAAGCAGGCCCGCGGCATCGCCGAGAAGCTCGCCAGGAACCTCGGCGTGGCGCTCGCGAGTGGGCCCGTGACCATCACCAGCCCGACCGTCCCAGTCTGCGGCGGCGGCAGCCGGCCGGCGCCGTACATCCACGGGGCCGACTGGATCGAGAGCGAGCAGCACGATGCCGGGCCCCTCTACATCACCCGCGCCAGTGTCGACGCTGACACCGGTTACGTGAGCCTTGACGCGGGCCTGTCCCCGGATCTGCTCATCGGGCAGCTGGAGGCCGCCGGCAGCATCCGTCCCGTACCGCTGCACAAACCGCATCGGAAGAAGGGCTGAGGGGTGAGCTCCGACTCCATCCCCGGCTTCACCGACGAGCAGGCCTGGGCGCTGCGCACCGTCGCGAGGCAGGCGGCCGAGGAGACCGTCGCCAAGCTCGCCGACCGTCCCTGCGGCTTTGACTGCGCCGACATGGCGGGCGTCAGGGCGACCGTCTACGGCAACGGCGCCGATGGCCTGAAGACCCGCGTCACCCGCCTCGAGGAGCAGCTCGAGGACGTCGTCTGGATGAAGCGTGCCAGCCTCATCGCCATGTTCGGGGCGGTCGGCTCGCTCATCGTCTCACTCTGGAAGTAGGAGGTACTCCCTTGAGCAAGCACATCCTCGGTTACGGCGACAGGGGACCGCGCGTCGCCGAGTACCAGCGCCTGCACAACCGTGGGCGCTTCTACCGGCCGCGTCGCAAGCTCGTGGTCGATGGCGAGGCCGGGCCCCTCACCTGCGCCGCGATGCGCCAGGACAAGTACTGGGCCGGCTACGCATCCGAGGAGATAGGGCCGATCGCCGGTGAGCGGCTCATGGGGCTGCTACGCGGCGCGGCGCTGACGGACGCCATGAAGCGACGGCGGGCCCGGCGTCTGAAGAAGGCGCGTGAGGCCGCTGCACGCAGGCCGCTGCGGCTCAAGGCACTCGACGCCGCGCGCGCCGACCTCGGCGTCGTTGAGGTTCAGCCGAACACCATCAAGTACAACGAGTGGTGGTGCGGCGAGGGGCGCAACGACCACGAGCCCTACTGCGTGCGCGCCGGCTCCTACTGGTACAGGAAGGCCGGCAGCGAGGTGCCCGACCCAGCGAAGGGCCGCTACCAGGGCACCGACTACCTGCTGGAATGCGCTAAACGCGGCGAGGGCGGCGTGCACCTGACCGACGACCCGGAACCCGGCTGCCTCTTCGTGATCGACTTCGACGGCCATGCGGATCCGGACCACTGTGGCATCTTCGAAGGGGACAGAGCGGGCAGCGAGTTCGGCTCGATCGAGGCGAACGCGACGCTGCCGAGTGGGGCGCAGGGCGTCGGGCGGCATGTGCGGCCGGCACGCTGCTGCTGGTTCATCGTCCTGGAGAGCTGACCTTGCGCTCGTAGTCGGCAGGGATAGGATGGCGGCGTCCACTGGAGGGCCAGTGCCTGAAGAGCCGCGCGCGTTCGTTCCCCACAGCTACGAGGAGCTCGCCGACGCCAGCGACGAACGCATTGTTGAAGGCCTCCGCTACGAGGGCAAACACCTCGGCACCGTCGGCTTCAGGTTCTTGCTTGAGGAGATGGATCGGCGGGAGCAGCGGAGAGCCACGGATGCCATGCTGAGCATGACCCGCCACGTCCGGAACATGACAATCGCTCTTGTCGTCTTCACAGTGGCCAGCGTCGTCATTGCCGGCGTCCTGCTTTGGATCGCCACGAGCCAGTGAACGTCGCCCCGGTTCCGAAGCCCGTGGACGGGAACCGGCCCCTGGCGGAGGCGTCCTCCTGAATGACTAGAATAGGAGGCCGTGGACGCCCTCGAATCCTACCTAGTCGAGCTCTCCGCCAACCGTCTCGCCGGAGCGGTGCCTGAGACGTCCGGCTACGGGCCTCTCGCGAACCTCCTTAACGACGTCGGGCAGCACCTCAAGCCGAAGGTGCGCTGCGTCATCAATCCCGCGAACCGCGGCGCCGGCATACCTGACGGCGGCCTCTTCATCGCGACTCAGTTCGAGAAGGGCCGTGTCGAGCCCTTGCCTGAGCAACTGCCTGCACGAGGGGCCCTTGAGGTGAAGCCCGTCGGCGCCGACCTTCGCGCCGTTGCCGAGAGCGAACAAGTGCGGCGTTACCTCAAGAAGTATCGCCAAGTGCTCGTTACCAACTACCGCGAGTTCGTGCTTGTCGGGTACGGCGCGGAGGACAAGCCCGCGCTGCTTGAGGACTATTCGCTGGCATCTTCGGAGACGGGGTTCTGGCCGCTCACGGCAGCGCCGCATCGGACCGCCGAGCTGTATGGAGAGCGTCTCACGGACTTCCTGCGGCGCGTGCTTCTGCGTCAGGCACAGATTGTCGCGCCCAAGGATCTGGCCTGGTTCCTCGCAAGCTACGCCCGCGAGGCCCGAGCCCGCGCTGAAGAGCGCGACCTCCCCAACTGGGTGAATACGCGGAAGGCCCTCGAAGAAGCGCTCGGCATGAGTTTCTCGGGCGAGAAAGGCGAGCACTTCTTCCGCTCCACGCTCGTCCAGACCCTCTTCTATGGGCTCTTCGCTGCATGGGTCTTCTGGGCCGAGCATCATCCGCCAAACGAATCTGAGGAGCGCTTCCGCTGGCGCGAGGCGGCCGGATATCTGCACATCCCCGTTCTCCAGAAGCTCTTCTACGACTTCTCCCAGCCGGGCCCGCTCGGTGTGATGCGGATCGATGAGGTGCTCGACTGGGCCGGCGAGGCCCTGGACCGGGTCGACCGCGCGTCATTCTTTTCGTCC